ATGGATACCCCGCCCACTGAACGGTTATTGAACGCTGAACCAGTCCGATATTCAAATATGCTTCTATCCTTTGACGTGCCGCTGAGATAAGCAAAGTTAGTTCGTCATCAAATGCCGTATAATCAGCATCAATACGGGAAAAGTTCTTAACCTCCGCAAGCGTAACCGTTTCGGTGAAATCGGTATCGTCAATTATTTGGTAGCTCATGATATAAAGGTATCGAACTTGTTACATAAAACCAAATGAGTAATTTGTTACCTTTAGTGTAAACGAAAAAACATGAACACAGAATCAAAAGCTACAATACCATTAGAGGTATACGAAAAATTAAAAAATGACTCCGAGAAACTTAAACAAGTTTTAATGAGTAATGAAAGCATAACATTATATCTTTCTTACAACAATCTTTATCACGTAATAAGGCCGGAACAGATAATGATAACAGCCAGTAAAGAGCTGAGTAGGAAAGCCGGAGAAGTTCGCGAATTGATTGACCGTAACGAAAAGCTAGAATTAGCTCTTAAAATGATAAAAAATCATTGGTGGTATAAATTAGGAACTCGAATTGTTGAGTGGCTGTAGATGTTCCGCCCTCAAAACCGATGTAACGGCAAAACTGCCTACCCATCAAAAGAAAAAGCAAACGAGACAGCAAAGCACCTAAACGGATTAGGTGGTAAACGTGTTGTTGCATACCATTGCAAAGACTGCGGGTCTGTTCACGTTGGACATGAAAGCAAAGGCCGTAAAATGTCAGCTGATAAAACAGGAAAAAACAAAATTATACACCATAACCATGTGCCTGGGGTACATAGGATAAAATTAGATGATTATGAGAATAATTAACAGAACAGAGTTTTTAAAGCTACCAGAAAAAACACTTTACAGAAAATATCAACCTCAAACATATGGTGAGCTGTCGATAAAGTACGGTAGTCTTGCTAATGATTACGTAGATGTTGAGCTAGTAGGGGATATAGAAGGAACGGATAGTTCTGATAGCAACTCAGGTGCTCATGACTATTACAAAAATACATCATCAGTTTTTAGATTTGATTATGAAGGGACTTGTAGGGATGGTCTTTATGATGACGATCAGCTATTTGCTGTGTATGACAATACAGATATTGAGCAACTAATCGAGCAACTTAAATCTTGTATTAAGTAAAAAAAGCCCGGCTATTTCACAACTGCCGGGCTAAACCTAAAACAAAACAAACTATACCTATTTCTTTTCGCGAGCTTTACGCGGTTTAACTTCTTTCACTGCTTCGGCTTCCGCTTCCTCTTCCGGCGCTATCGTTTCGTCCATCTGGTTGATAATCGCCAAAGCCGCTTGTTTCTCGGCTTCAGTTGAATTACCTGCCGCGATACGTTCCGCTTTATCTTGCTCAGTTTCGACAATCTCCGCGTCATCCGGCGCAATATCAGCCAGTTTATGTTCTGTCAAATAATCCGCGTCTGCCTGGCTACATTCAAATACATTTCCCGGATCGTAAATCCGGCCTGTTGGAGCAAATATAAACCTAACATTTGCTTTTACTTTTAAAGTTTCTTTTTTCATTTTTTAATGGTTATGTAAATATAATTTATTTTCTGATATACTCGTATGTTGTAAAATTAGTTCTACTCCCACTAAGCTGTTTGCATGTGTACTTTACATTCAACCCCATTTCTTCACACATTTCTTTACACGAATTCCAAACACGATCAGTTAGAATACACCTAACTTTCTTTTTATTGCATGAGGCTAATTTATTAATAGCTATCATTCTAAGTCTCATTTCAGGATTTTCAGAAAACTTTTTTCTTACAGTTTCAGCCATTTTAGATATGGTACTTGGCTTACTTGCCATTGTCCCATTTATAGCTTTTGTCCTAAGAATTTTATCAATATGCTCTCTTGATTTCTTAACACCCCTTGTTTTTTCTGCGCTTTTAGCCCCCATTTCGCTCATTTTATTTTTAAGTTCAGGATTGTCTATATAACGTTTACGTAGAGTAGTAGCCATTTTGTCTATGCTTTCTTGACAAAGTTTAGGTTTTGCGCCTCCTGTTTTTAGGTTCATGCCGATGTCTCTATTTGTAGAATCAAAAAGTAATATGTAGTATGCTTCTAACTCATTTAAACTAGTATATTCACACTCTTTTATAACCTTGAATTCGTGTTTATCCCACCCATATTTTATTATTGACCTATATATTTTTATCTGACCTTTACAGTTGCCTAGCCTATAGTTTGTTTTTCTTTTTTCTATGTTTGTACTTTGACCTATATATATTTTACCTTCTGGATTTGTTATTTTATAAATTCCAATCATAATACAAATATAGCAAAAGCGCCCTAGATAAACTAATACCCAGGGCGCTTTTAAAAAATATTATTTGCTACTATGGTTTCGTAAGTGACACAATAGCAGCGGCAAACGTCCCTTTCACGAACGCTGGCAACCAGTTTGATTTAACAAACAGAACTGCCCTCATTTCAGCTAAGATAGTCACTAAGTTTTTGATGAAGTCATCATTAACGTAACCGATCTGGATATTAACGTCCTCGCGGATAGCTAACGTTGCTTTCTTGAAGTCACCCGCAAGGAATGAACCTACAGCAACACCATTGTTAGCGACGATACGTAGACCTGCGATAGTCATACCGTCAACTGAACTGAATGGTGGTAACAAGTAACGTCCTTCTGCATCCTTGATTAACTGCATTGCATAGTAATCGGCAGGGTTAACAACTATGGTATCACCCATGAAGTTAGCAGCGGCTAATTGAGCAACGGCAGCTACCATTACGTCGAAACGGTTAGGCGTAGGTACTAACAGTGCCATTGTCGAAACGGCTGCAAACGTAGGGGCAACAGTTAAGATCCCTTTAAGGTTAGGGCTTGTACCGTCACCTGATAGGATTTGTTCATCCAATTTCAACGCAACTAATTCGCGAAGTTCGGTGTTAATCTCGCCTTGCAGGAACTTGATGTCTGCTAATGCCTCTTTCGAAACTTTAATCCAAACTGCGATTTTCTCAACTTTTGCAGTTGCTTCTACAATGTCGAAATCAGTTTGTGGTTTAGTAGCACCCTCCGCAACAGTACCGGCCACACCAGGATCAGCATTTTTCTGCTCAGCCCATGCGATGTACATATTATCAGTAGTGATGATACGTACCAATTCGCGCATAAATGGCTGACGACGAACGATACGTGCAAATTCAGGGTCCCATGAAGTAAGACCAATAGTACCACCTGAGTAGTTACCGGCAATAGTCATGGTTCCGGCTGCTTTCATAGTGAAATTAACCTTACCAGACTGATCTTTGGTCATTGCTTCTAAGCCTGCTTTATTGGCTTCTACCATTTCTTTCAGTTCAGCTTCGAAAGACTTAACGACAGCAGGATTACCATTTTTCAGGCCAGAAACAACTTTAGCAACATTGTCGTGTTGTTTTTGCATTTCTGCAAGGATTGTTTCAAGTGCTTTCTCCTGGTTATCTGCAGTGTCTTTCAGCTTCATTGATTTGAACGCTTTTTCAGCAATCTCAGCAATCAATTTGTTGGCTTCATCAGAACCAACTTCGGCCTTTAGTAAGGCTGCAAGGTTATGGGCTACATACTTTTGAGCGGCATCTTCTGCCTGCTCTTTTACTACTTTCATTGCCGCTTCTTTTTCGGCCAATGCTGTTTTTTCTTCTTCCGTCATTTCGACTAATTTAAAAAGTGTGAATAAAATGATTTACTTTTTTGACTGCTCGATGGCGGGTCTGTTTGAGTGGATTTCTCCGGCTCAGTATTATTTATGTTGCCTGTAACGTGGTTACTACCAGCTATAACAAGGCTTGATTCTCTAACATTTTTAGCTTCCTTTATGATAAAGTACCACGGTATATATTCAAAATCGTCTTTATTGGCTATTGACGGTAAATAATCGTCATAGTTCTTTTTTAGCGTAATATCTTCCGGATCATTACTGTCCATAGCGAATAGGATTGTAACATATTGCATCCTTACACTTGCTTCTATCTGATCACCGCTTTCAAGCCATTCCTTAGCCTTAGAATGGACCACCTTATCTTTAGGGAACTTATATACTAGAACTTCGGTGTCACCAGCATACGGCATACCAAGTAAAGCGAATGGCATTCTAACGATCAACATTTCAACGTGTTCTTTACGAACTATTGTATCTGCTATTGTCAGTTCATGATCCGCAACTAAGTAGTTCATGCCTTGCTGTTCCTTAACAGATTTAGCCCACAACCCGTCAATATGTAAATCCTGGTGACTATCCAACACCTTTGTTGAATTGACTGCTATGTAGTAGTAAGCATCATCAATTTTCAGTCCTTTTACCTGATCAGACAACTTTAATAAATCAAGCGACTTGCAAGTTATTGCGGTGCCTTTATTGCAAGACTTCTGAATTTCCGCTTTCTTGAACGATATGATGTCGTCAATATTTGCCCGAAATTCAGCAAACATAGCCTCTTTCGTAGCGAACTCTTTTTTCGGAAAATACGTACTCTTGAAAGTAGCCATTTATTTATTTATCGGTTTGTTAATGTATGATAGCTTTTTACTGATCGCTTCTTTAACCTTTGGATCTTGTACGCGTTCACGTATAGCCTTTAGTTCTTGTTCGCTTTTAGTTGGCTTCTCCATAATTGTAACAATAATGATACGAATATATGCAAAAGAATTGAAATGCAAATAAAAAAGAAAATCCGGCCAAAATTAATTGAACCGGATTTGCGATCTGACGGGAATGGTATTTACAATATAGGAAATTGGTCGCTTATAATTAAAGTAGGTAAATGTTCGTGCTGTTCTTCGTAAGTAGGGTGCAACTGCTTTTTGCTATCGTCTACATTTATCGATTTTCGGATAATAGTTTTTATCTCGTGATAATCTTCGTCTACTTGGATAACGTCGCCTATAGATAAACCGAAATCCATAGGTATATCAACAGTTTTAAACACTTTTAACGACCTCGTTAACATTAATTTATACCTCATATATTTTGTTTTTAAGTTTCTAACTAGCCCCCACCAATTTACCGTTAACAATCCGGCCTAATTTCACGTAACGGTTATAACGATTAGCCGTCATGATCGACTGCGTACACCTGCAGTTAATACGTTCCTTAGCGGATAGGTGCACGTCTCCAGGACGTTCGGCTATTTCCCCGCCAACGGTGTAAGGCTCTGATAAAGGCAATATAGTGTTGTTAGCATCTAAATGCGATTGACGCTCGTTTGCGATACGCCCTAACCAAACATGATAGCCCCCACCTCCTTGTTCATCAACCCATGACTGAGCCGCAATAGATTTGCCTAGATTGGCGATTGTGGTTACCTCTGTGCGCGATATAGTCCCCGCCCTCATTTTAGCGCGGTGCCCTAAGCCTTTAAGGAATAATCTAACCCGCCCTTCTCTATTCATATCCAAATCGGCAACATCACCCAAAGCCCTGCGTATCATTTCGACCGTAGTATCATTTAGTTCGCGCTGTATCTGGTAAACATACTGTAATGCATAATCCTTCAGTTTTCCAGACCAAACATCTACCAGGAAATCTATTGCACTTGCCTTAGTTGCCGTTGGTTCGTTTTTACGTTGTCGGTAATACTCCGATTTAGCCATTTTCATGCCCGTAATCTCATAAGCACGTTGGTAGACCGACTGCCATACGTTACGGTTGATTAACTGCTCTACAGGGATGTTATCCGTTCCTTCCAGTTCAGCATACGTCATAACCGGCTGTATTGACTGCATTATAGATTTACGAAATAACGGCAATAGCTGTTTTTCCGCTGTCTTATGAAAACGGTTCCAGATTAGGCGCTCTTCTCGAAATTCTTTAAGCATTAGTTACCTCGCCTTTTTTTTCTGTATGACTGACGTTCTGCCCTGTCATTATCGTAATAATTTTCATTAGTCATTTTACCTAGCCAAAAGCCGAAAGCTAATGATGCGATTGTGATTATTAATTCTGTCATAAC